CATGACCTCATACAAGCAAGCGGCATATCCGGCGATGTCCACCGGGCCGTCGACCGTGGCATTCGGCCCCCGGAACCGGGCGATCTTGTCGAGGATCATGATCGTGGCCCAATCCGCTTCGGTGAGCGGTCGTTTCAGCACCTCCGAGAACGCCGCGTTGACCATCCCGATGGTTCGGGCGAAGTGATGCTTCGGCCCGCCGTACTTCGGCCGGCGGTCGCGGATGACTTCGGCGGTCCTTGAGCACAATTGCTCGGCGGGAGTCTGCTCCGGCTCCGGCCGATCGCCGCTGGCACCGTAAACCCGCCTGGTGATCGGCTCGCCGTCCGGGGCTATCTGGTCCCGCTTGTATTTCTCCCACGCCGCGGCGATCGCCGCCCCACTCTCCGCACCATCCGTCACGCCGCTCGACCTTGTTGCCTCCAGCATCCGTTCCCTTTCTCTTACGAGTCTCATGCAGTGGGCCGCCAACGTGCCCGCTGTTCCGGTCCACTGCCCTTGATAGCGACGGGCGTCACGCACGACCGTCGCGATGTATTCGTCTGTCAGGGGCTCGATCACTTTGAACCCCCGACATACTCCATGTGCATTTCGTGCAGCCCGCCACGCTGCGAATACACGAAACCCTGCATCGCACGCTCGGCCCCGACGAAGCCCATGTCGACGTGCCACGAATCCGGCGGAACGATCGTCGGAGCCGTGCGAACGATCACGCTGTCGATGGTCCCAACCTCGGCGGCCTGGTGGTGAAGGTGCCCGACGTGCCACTCGCGATGCCGGCACTGCGACCACTGGGCCGCGGCCTCAATCGCCATCACGCCACTCAGCTTCTTCCTCGCCTTGTCGCCATGAGTAACGCCGATCAGGTTGCCGCCGTGCGTCAGATACTTTCTGGATGTGAACTCTGTGTTGACCGACACACGCTTATCGTCCCGATACCGCTCGGCGAATATCTTTTGGAGAGCCCACGCCATCGCGGTGTCGTGATTGCCGGGCACGAAGACAACCTCGGTCGGCAGCGTTTCGGCAGACTGCTCCACCACTCCGGCGATGGCAGCGACAGCCATCTCGATCGTCTTCTGCAGCCGAGAGTCGCGGTCGATATAGGTGCCGCCCGTAGTGGTGCCCGAGATCGTGTCGAAATGCAGCGTGTCGCCAGCGAGGACAATGGTCCGCCGGCACGACGCAGCACTCCGGTCAATCAGCCGGCTCGCCGTCTTTCCGACCAGCTCGGCGGCGATCGACAAGTCGTAGTCGCTGCCGGTCGTGTGTCGCCACGACCGACCGCCGAAATGCAGATCGCTCATCACCAGCACACTCCACAAGCCGGACTGCTTGCGGCCGTGCCCGCCACGTTTGGGAAGCCGTAGCGAACTGGACGCGGCGGCGATCAGCCCGTCCACGATTTCCCTAGTTGTCGGCCCGCCCCGCGGCTTGAGCCGCACGAAAACCCGAAACAACTCCGTGACCACCGGCTGCCCAGTGCTTCGATCGACGCTGGCCGACTCCCATTTGGTCGCTTCACTCGCCGCGACCTCGTACCGCTCTAGGTCCGCTTCGATATGCCGCAGCAAATCCTCGACCGTGCGAATCGTCCGCGACGTAGACCTGGCCTCGAGCACGTCGCCGTCCTGGCGCTTCGTGACTTGCTCGGCGTCGGCGGCTGGAGCCGGCGGCGGGGCCGCCGATCGCACCCGGTCGATCAGTCTTTCCTTGTCAGCCATTGCCGGAGCCCTTGGCGACCGCACACCGGGAATCCATCCGCCGCCGCCATGGCGACGATCTGATCTGCCAGCCAGCACGCGGAGACTTGCAGCTCACCCGACTGCCACTGCCGGCGAATCTCTAGGAGCTGCTCGCGGATGGCCGGCGGCAGCCGCGATTCAAACCCGCGGGGAGCGGATTTGATGCCGGCTGCAGCCGCGTTGATGCGGTCGACGAGCGTGCCCATATCACGATCCTCGCGGATAGTGTACGGGTGTCAACCCTTGTTTTCCGGGGCTGTTTTGGCCCTGGATCTGCGGCACGCCAGTAGCACCAACTGCCTTGCTCCTGCGTCGGTCCACGGCAGGATCGTCCTGCCATCTGCCCACCGCTTCGCGTGCTCGTCACGCATCACGCCAAGGATTTCCGCCAAGCCATCGTCGGACATGCACCAGTCGGGGCCGAGCTGGTTCATCTTGATCGCCATTCCGTTACATCGGCATGTCGGGCTTGCCTCGATGCCGAGCCAGTCGCGGAGGAGTTCTTTGAGCATCGACCCCGGACCTCGTGGAGCACTGCTCGAGTCCTCATGCGAGGCGGAACGCACCGCTCGCGGTCGGCACACTGCAACAGGGCGGACGGCAATCTTCGGAGCGCGAAGCCCGCACACAGGACACAAGCGCGTCCCGTCATCTTGCTCCTCAAACTTGCAGAGAACGTCCATAAGACCCCAATGTCACGAGCTAGAACTAGAAACAGTAAGCGTTCCGCCGCCGGATACGCCCCCGACAGGAATGCTTCCTGAGTAACCTTCGCAGTTGCACCCCATCCAGCCGTTGCACGGCACGCTGATAGGGCTAAGCGGCCCAAGGTCAATCCCTATGTCGTCCGCTCCGTAGCACCCACCGTGGCGAATGAGCACGCTTGCGGTTCTTGCGCAAAGGTTGACAGAAATGTAGAGGAGCACGTTTGCTCCCGAGCAGTCAACACTTGGATACGACTCGCCAGGCCCAAGGTCGAGCAGGATTTGCCCACGCCCAAGGCAATCAAAAGGCACGAAAAATGCCTGATTCACCTTTGATTCAATAAAGGCTATCGCCGCGATAATATCCGCTACGATTTGACTTCCATCGTCTATAATTTCTTGAATAGAGGCGTCCCATCCCGAAACCGTCACCCATGCGCCACCTTGAAAACTTCCATTCAAGCAGTCGTGGGGAGCTTGCGGAGCAGGGATCGCCCCAATCTCGCAATTAGTGACGGGAGGTTCCTCCCCGCCGCAATCCTCGGCCGCCTCCTCGTTGCTGTCCGTGTTGGAACTACAGCATTCCTGATACGAAAACGCTCCGCACTTCTGAACAACGGTTAGGTCTTCGCATTGCGCTATCTTTGAGCAGCATGGCTTCGGCGGTGGCGGTGGGCAAGGGTCGTCGTTGCACAACTCCTCCCATGTGTAGGTTGTTTCCAGGCCATCTTGGCCGAAATAGCTCCCGTACAGCAGGCATCCATTGGGCCGCCTAATCCTAAATCTAGCCCATGTATTGCAGCAGTTCGCGCTCACATAGCGGAGGCCGATTATTACCTTGCAATCACCATCAAAGTCTTCTGGCGTCACCGTAATCGGGATTTGAATGTCGGCGTATTCGACAGGGGCAGCGTCTCCGCACTTGCCCGCAGGCGTTGATGCAAGGTCAACCGTTTCTATGAATCGCTCAACTTCAGTAGTTGGGTTTTTTAGGTAAAGGTCAAATACGTCGTCCTCGCACTTGTTCTCGTCTAGGAACTCGATTGTGATTTCACACTCCCCTAGCGGGCAAGTGCAGCACGCACAGTTAGGCAGAATAACCATCACGAGCACTCCGCGGCGATCAAGTGCCACGTTGAATCGACGTTCGCCACCGCGACCCACTTGGCAGAACTTCCGGAGGTTCCAGACACGGTGACCGTCACAAACCTGTTTACTCCGGTCAACGACAGCGGCCCGCTCGGACCGCTGACCTGAGCCCCGGCCCCGGTGTATTCCCAAACCGTTTGCGTGCCACCCTTGGTCCACGTCCCGGTGATCTTCCCAAGCTTGACGCCGCCACCGCTGCCGGCACCGATCCGCACTAAACCCCACTTCACGCCGGTTCCGCTTTCCTTCCAGAGCACGCTCGCGTCGCCGCTCGACGCGGTCTTCATCTGCTCAACGGACCCGCTCTTGACAGTGGCAAAGTTGTCTGACGCCGATTGCACGTCGAGCTTGACCTGGACGACGCCGTCGATCGCAGCCATCCCGATTTCGCCGGCCTTGATCGGCTGCGTCGCCACGACGTAGCGAGCACCGGCCGTATCGGTCGGCGTTACGCCGACAATCCCAGGGTATGCCAGAAACGACATGGTTCCGGCGTCTATTGAGACTGCGGCACCGGTTGACCCGGTTGACCCGGTGGGCCCGGACGCACCCGTGGCCCCGGTCGGAGTCTCGAGCACGCCGGTAATCTGCAGAACGCCCCAGCGAGCAACGTCGCCCGACGTGGCGTTTCGGCAACGCACTTGGAAGTTGATGGCCGGATAGGGGCTCGTGGACGCATCAAACCTCGGCCGCGTCGTCACCTGGTCGATGACCTGGTTCCACGCTTGGGCGGCTATCTTGATCGGCTCGCCAGGTCGAACCTTTCGGAATGCGTCGCTCACACCTTGTCCCTCTTGGCCTCAACCAACGGGTGGGCAAACGTGTCGCCAG